CTTTCTATTTCTTCGATCACTTCATCAATCAGCTTGTCCTTTTCGGATTCCATCTCTTTGTCCAGAATGTAGCTGGCTGCACCTGCTACAACGGTGGCGAATCCTATGATCAATGCGCAAAAGATAATTACATCAATCATGATTTACCCTCTTGTTTGGACCATAATTCCTCAATCGCATTGGTTTTATTTGTTGATTCCGGATATCTCTGACCTTCCTCGTTCTCGTGAACTGTGAACAATTCTCTGACTTGCCATGATGGTTTGACTCCCATCTTTCGAACCCATTCATTTGGTTCATGCCATTGTTCCAATGCATACAGGTCGGTCTCTTTCAATTTGGTAATTCGAAATCCGAACTCTGGAATCCATGTATGAGGTTCCCAGTTTGATGGTTCCTCAAAGTACTCTTTCCATGCTTTTTTGCTTAGTTTCTTCATCTTTTCTCCTTTCCTGTCCATACCCTCCAATCTGTACAGCTCACAGAATACTTACTGAGAAAGGAGGTTTCTTCATATGACTTTCACCAAATACAGCCGGTTAGTTTATGCAATATAGACGCTTGTTTATTGTGAACTGCACAGGTTGCAGAGTATGGACATAGTACGCTTTTAGCGTATCTTTGACTTAAATTTTAGTCGGTCCTTGGAGCGATATCGATACGATCCATTGACCAACCAGCTTTATCACATAGGGCTTTTACTTCCGTAAATTTGAATGGGCTGATGCCTTTTTCTTTTTCAGCGTAAGCCTTTGGTGTGATATTCAGAAATTCAGCACACTCTTTTATGTTGAAACCACATAAACCTCGGAGTTGTGCGATCGTGATGTTTTGATTTTCGTTTACCATATTCTCCTTTCTAGTACGCTATCTGCGTATCCCTTACATGTACTATTATACGCTATTTGCGCACGAATGCAACATAAAAGTTATATAAATTAATATTTTATTCGCATATAGCGAAAAAAGTGTTATTATGAAGATGGATAAGAAGGTGAAATTATGACGAATAGCAAGGATAAGGTTGCTGGCGCAGCGATTCGATACTTACGCAAAAAGGCAGGTCGAACGCTCAAAGAGTCAGCCGAACACTGCAATCACACATCCTCGTGGCTTTCCGATATCGAGTCAGGTAGAAGAGCGCTCGATTTTAACGATGCCAGAGAATTATGTAAATTCTATCACTGCACACTGTCAGATCTCTCTGATACGTTCGATATATACAATTCTATTGACTTTACCGACATCAAAAGTGTCATAAAGTGAATTACATTATTGATATAGAAAGGAGATACATTTATGAAAAACCCAACATTTGATAAAAAGGTAGGTGAATGGTTTAAGGGGTATAGAACAGAGCACAATCTGACGCAGGAACAGATGGGCGCTTGTGTTGGAAAAACAAAAGAATGGTACAGAGAAATTGAAAGGGGTCGCAGTTCTCTGTTATTCGCGGATGCTACAAAGCTTTGCGATATATTAGGCATTGATCTAAATGAAATGGTCAAGGAATTAGACTCAAGTGAATAATGATAAACAAAAAGACAGCGCCCTCGCCAAAGCACGCTGTCAAAAGTAAAAAGTTCATTCCTCTTTTTACTATGCAAATTTTAACACAGAAAGGAGACAATCACCATGGCAATCTCAACAAGAAAAAAGGAAATCAAGATAAAACTGAAAAACGGGAAATACAGAACAAAGACTATCACGCAATACCGATATCATGCATATTACACAGATGAGTCCGGTAATCGTAAATTAAAAGGCTCTAAGTGGTTCGATACAAAGGAAGAATGTGAGAGAGAAGAATACGAGTTCAAAAATCAGAATACGCACACGACAAGGGTAAATCTCGGACTTGTCGGACATAAGTGCATCGAGGACAAGAAGGACCGTATCACTCTGACAAGTTATAAAGAACAGATGATGATTTTCGATACTTGGTTTAAGTCACTGCATAACATTCCGATCGACAAGGTAAAACCCCATCAGATTAAGGCTTGTATGGTGCCGTACATGCATCTGAGCACAAACCGAAAGAATAAGGGATATGATATTCTGAACACGATATTTAAATATGCAATGATCTATTACGGCTTGGAAAGTAATCCTATGGACCGTATAGAGCGATTTAAAAAGACAGATGAGGAACGATTGAGACGGATGAATATATGGACCATCGACCAGTTCAATACGTTCTATGAAGCTTTACCCGATATACTTAAGTATAAGGCACTCTTTCGCTTCCTGTTCTTCACTGGCTTGCGTAGAAATGAAGCTTTAAGTTTAACCTGGAACGACTTCGACGGTAGTTCGGTCCATGTATGGCGACAATGGCAAGATGAAAAGTGGAGCGTATTAAAGACCAAGAACTCTGAAAGAACTGTATCTCTGGATAGCGTTACGATCAGACTCCTGTATCAGCTGAAAGCCGAACAGGAACAGGATGAATACTTTTCGATGGACTGGTTTATCTTTAACGGACCTAAACAGATAAGCACGTCCATCATTGACGTTGTAAAGAATAAGACTATCGAACAGACTGGATTGCCATACATCCGAGTCCATGACTTCCGACATTCACACGCTTCTTATTTAATCAGTAATGGAGCAAATATGTATGCCGTATCTCGTAGACTTGGACACTCCAGTATTCAGATGACTATCGACCGATATACGCACTTTATCCCACAGGAGAAAGACCCTCTTGTTGAGCTTATGGAATGTAATAATTGTGTAACAAATTTCGGAAAAAGTTCGGAAAATGCGACCATTTACACCCACAATGAACCTATAAATAAAGCTAAATACCATTAACACCCACATATTTAACGAGTCCTCTCGTCGGCACTTATCTATAGAAAGCCCTTTATATAAGGGTTTTTTTCTTTTGCGATGCCACAATCGTGCCACAAAATAGACATAAAAAAATCAGGAGGCCCTTTCGAGCCCCCGTCCATGTGACATATTCAATTTTAAGTTAGGCATTCGTAAGAGTTTGAAAGCATCACATGGATATTAATCTATCTATAGATGGATGCGTACAATTCCATCTAATAGACACTATTGATCTTGTTGGATTCTTGTTACAACCTTGTTGTATTTTATCGCAAATCTAACAAGCTATTCCAACCAAATACGGATAGCTTCAACGGCTACTTTTAGTCCTGTTGTACCTGTTGTATTGTCGGCTTCTACTGCGCCTGTCCATCCATAGGATGCCAGATGTACTTGGTACTTTAATTTCTTTCCTGTTGTATTCTCGACAACATCTAGCTCAATGGCTTCAATCGCCCATTTCTTGCCTGTCGTTCCTAACATCGTGTTAGGTTGTACATCTTTATAAAGTACCCATCCTTTATTAGCAATATGCACTTTAGCGTTGATCTTAAGTGTGCCTTGTACTTTTGTAGTATCGATATATAACGCTTCTAAACGTTTTGCTTTTCCGACACTACCGCACATCATGCCGTCATGTACATAGTCCATCCATCCAATATCTTGAGAATGTCCACGATAACGCAAGCCGTAATTATTTTTAGCATCGTCTTTCGGTTCAAATGCTTTCGGACGGAAAACACCGATAACACCGGCAATAGAAATCGCAGTGATATTTACATAAGGATAAGGCTGATTCTGTCCTAAGAAATAGTAAACACCATTTTCGATTCTGTCTAAAATAGCGATATGACTATAAGGACAATCTGGTGAACCAATATCCCAGATGAAAATATCTCCCTGTCTAGCATTTGCCAAAGATACTTCGGTAGTCCAATTAATCAAGCCGTTAGTGTTCTTCATCTTTGCATAATCACAAACATATCCTGTCTGTGTAGCGTATAAGACTTTACCACCGATGTACACAATATAGGTGTTTCCGAAGTCAGCACATTGGAACGGCTGCTCTTTTGGGAAATTGTCAATGTCAACTGATTTTCCTAAGTATGCGCCTTTAAATTCTTTATATGATCCCATTACAATTCCTCAACTTTCTTTTCCACGTTAGATAGCCTTAACTCGTGTTCCATTTGCTTTTCTTTGATTTGGTCAATCTTTGTTTCTAAAGTACGTATATCTAATCGTGTTTCCCTTGTCGTTTGACAAAGTTCATCTAGCTTTAAATTTGCCTTAATGATTCCCTCTGCTTCTGCTTTGGTATTCCGTTTTGATGATGTAACGATGTTGTAGATAGTACCTACAACTGCTACTACGGCAAATAAAAAAGCCAATGAAACTTGGCTTTCTCCGTTAATCATTTTCGCTCCTTTGCGCTTTTAATTTGTGCATGTACTCATCTGCCTTAATAGCTTCTGGAGTGAAACTATTATTCTTCCACCATGACCATACGGTAGTTACGATTGTAAAAATTAAAGACACAATCTGATAGACTGTGTCCTCTTGTACTGGAATCTGTTGTCTGCCAAAAATGGCAAAAATCTGATTGATTAATGCGATAGCAAGAATGATTGTTCTTGCGATTACTTGACTGTCAATTTTGTATTTTTCCATAATTTACCTCTTTTCTAACGAAATCCATTCTAGCTTCATCGGAATCTTGTATTTCTAATAAGTCTTGATATGTTAACATACTACTCCAATCCATACTCATAAGGAGTACATTTATTTATACATTCTAGCATTGTTTAACTCCTGTTGTTCTTCTGCTTTGAAGCGCACATTGCTGTGCGCATTCACTCACTTAAAGTGTCCTTTTAATATGACATGTCTGTCCCGATGTACTGGATAAAGCGGAAATCGGCAGGCTTCTCACGCATGATATATCCAATATAACTGATTAAATCTTTTGCCATTCGCCAATATCCATATGCCGTTAAATGCCCTGCCGTGTACTCAGAATTTTTATAAGTGTGTCCATACCTTGTCAAATCGCAACAATATACGTTTTCCTGTTCTGCAAACGATTTAATCATAGTATTAATTGTGTCGTAGGTTGTAATACCGTCAATCGCATAAGCAGGAATGATAGTGCATACAAATATTTTAATTCCAGTATTCGCTGTTTTAAGTGCATTAATAATATTCTGATATGCTGTCCGAGTATCTTCTGTAGGCACACTATATGAAACGTCATTAACGCCAAGGTGGATAATAGCAAAGTCATACCCAGAAAAATATATAGCAGTATCACCGCCAGTTCCGTAATGCTCCCACCATTGAACAGTTGTTCTTCCGCTATGACCCTCATTGGTCATCGGTATACCTGTCATTTTTTCGAATTGTGCAGGATAACTATACACATTGCCATCTGCCCACGGATTAGTACCGCTTGAATAGTTAAATCCACCACCTGTTAGACTATCGCCAATACACAGTCCTTTTCGGAAAGCACACGCATCAAGTCCTTCATAGTCGCATGGATTTGTTGGATATTCTTTATATGCTCTTAATGTGTCCGTGTTTGCATAAATGATTTCACCTGTCGGTATAGTCGGTGTATAGTTACCCCATGCCGTTGGTGCATCTGTATCTTCAAATGACACTATCATATAGTATGCATTGCTCGGTACTTGGTGCGATATCAGATAGCTATTATCAGATACTACAGGTGTCTCTATATTTTTGCCTCCAATCCACGTTTTATTTGCATCGAAAAAACCGAAGTAACTAAATCTTGTGATTCCGTGGAAATACATAAATGTATTAGGCTCAACGGGGATATAATCAGAGCGTTGCCAACCGCTTGTGGTCGTGTTAAATGTGCCATCGTCCTTGAGATAACCTTTTACACTTGGAAAAAGGACATTAGTGTTTGTCGCAACCTGTCTGCGTTGTACAATTGCTGGGTTTTGGTCGATTTGCTCCTGTAAATTTTCAAGTTCTGCGTCTACGGCAACAAATTTGCTTGTCTTACTTTTCGGTTCATATTCGGTCGGAGTGGTTCCAAGTTCTACTTGTATTTCTGTCGGAATGATGGACTGCCAATTTGCGCCACTTCTGTAAATTCTTAAGCGGATATATGCACAATTTGCAGGAGTTGTAAATGTGCCGTAACGTGTCACCGCATTCATTGTAATCCTAGATATATTGGCTATCCAGACATCCTCACTTGTGTATG